CCTGAAAACGTAATCATTGCGGCTCCAAAAGAACATTTATTTTGGGTAACTGATTTAACTTCTGACGTAAACAAATTTGAAGTTAACAAAGTAGCTTTAAATCAAGATTTATTATTCGTGAAACACGTTGGAACAATTGCGGCTTACGTTGCTAACCAATCGTTTAACGTATTATATTGCGGATCTTAATATTAACATAGGGAGGAGTTGAACGCCCTCCCTTTTTTACAAACATTTAAAATTTATAATATATGGCATGTGCATTAACGCAAGGACATACACCAAAGGTTTGTAAAACCAGTGCTGGTGTTAAGTCCTTTTTAATTACAGAATTCGCAAACGTTACTTCAATAACTAAAACGGCTGGAGTTATTACAACTCTTACAACTGTTGTGGGTGCTGACTTTTTCAGATACAAACAAAAGAGCGAAGTTGCTTCATTCAAACAAACAGGTGCTTCCGATGTTAAGACTGGAACTGTAGCTTATGATTTAGAAGCTAATATGGAATTGTTAGGATTAGATCAAGCTACACAAACTGAATTAGACTTGTTGATCAGAAATACAGTAGTTATCATTGCTGAAATGACAGACGGTACATTTTGGTTTTTAGGTGAAAATTATGGAATGGATTTAGTGTCTGACGGTTTAGAATCAGGAGTTGCATTAGGTGACTTCATGGGTGACAAATTACAATTTAAAGGACGTGCTTATACTAGAGTAGCTTCTGTTAACTCTACAGTAATTAGCGGACTTACTATCGCTTAAAAAAATCGCTTTCATGTGGTTTGTTGAGACAGTCATTAACGTGGCTGTCTTTTTTTTATCATTATTTTTACTAATTAATACTTTATATTTAATGATACTGATTAACAAGAATAGCGCAAACACTTGCATCTTAACGTTAAGCGAACGCACTACGTTAACGAATGTAAAATATTTGTTTGAGTTCATAAACGATAGCACTAAGCAAACTAAAACGTTTCTTTGTGCTGACATATCAACGAATAAAGAGCGTTGTAATGAATTTGTAATTACAGAAAATAATACAGAAAATTTACTAACTGGAACAGTATCGTTAACCATTGGTGACTGGAAATATAACATTTATCAGCAAACATCAACAACTAATTTAATCGTTGCTAATAGCGGTGCATTAGTTGAAAATGGTAAGGTTGAGGTCAAAGGTACATCAACTGACTTAGCAGAATTTACAAGCGAACAAACCACATATAAAGAGTTTAATGGCTAAAAATAATACATCTATTGAAGTGCTAAATAATAATTTAGCTTTCGTTCAATTTGGCGAAGAAAAGAGACCAGAGCTTAAAAAAGACTGGCAACATGACTATATAAAGTACGGAAAGAAAAATGACTTTCCGCAAGAATTAGTTAGGTACTTTGAAGAGCATGCGGAGCATGGGGCCATTGTAAATGCTAAGGCCCGCTATTTGTGGGGACGCGGTTTGAAAGCTGTTAACAAAGAACAAGACGAACAAGCTGATTTGTTTTTAAGCAAGGCGAATCGTTTTGAATCTTGGAATAAAATAGGTCAAAAGTTAGCCTTAGATTGCGAGTTGTTTAACTCTTTTTATCTTCAAGTAATTACTGATATTAATGGCAAACCAGTTGAATATTTCCATTTACAATACGCTAACTGTAGACTAAGTGAATGCAAAACTAAACTATATTTCTGCGAAGATTGGACTGTCAGAAACCCCGATTTCAAAGTATTTTCAATATACAAGAAAGGTAATGTAGGCACGTTCTTTACGTCATTCAGATACTATCAGCCGGCTAAAAGTAGATTAGACGCGGTATATACTAAAGTCCCTTACAATGGATGTTTGAGCGAAATTAAATCGGACATTGACATCACTACATTTAACGAATCATTTATTAGACGTGGTTTCAGTTCATCAATGATGGTTACTTTCTTCAATGGCGAACAGCCACCTGAAGTAAAGAGAGCTATCAAAGATAGATTTGAACAAACATATACAGGTGTTGAGAATGCTGGTAGTGTGGTTTTAAACTTTGCTGATAAGAACGGACAAGCCGCAAGTATTCAACCAATAAGCATTGATGAACTAGATAAAAAATTCGAGTTTACATCAAAGCGTTTACAACAAAAGATTTTAGTATCTCACAATGTCACTAACCCTGAAATATTCGGAGTTAAGACAGAGGGCAGTGCTTTAGGTAATAGGGTAAGTGTTAAAGAATCTTACGAACTATTCTTAAACACATATAGTAAACCTAGACAAGAACCATTGCTACAATATATAGCAGACATTTGCTACTTAATGAGTGGTGTTTATATAGAGTTTGATTTCGACCAATTAGAGCCGATCGGTTACGATTTCTCGATTGACCAAGATTTAACGCAAGACGAAAGACGCGCCATTAAAGGGTTTGAGCCGTTAAGCGAACAACAACCAACGGAACAAATACAAGCGCAAGTTAATAGTACATTGACTAACTTAACAGGTAGACAGTTTCAGGGCTTAATGCGAATCGTTAACAAATACGATAAAGGCACTATTAACAAGCAATCAGCTATTGCATTAATGGTAAATGGTTTTGGGTTATCAAACGAAGACGCGTTAACATTCTTAAACGAAAACGATGCTATTGATGAAAGTATAGTTAAAATGTCTAAGCAAAACGAAGATGTTATTTTATCTAAATTTTTAGAGCTTGCCGAGCCTGACAACGAAGGACATGAGGTTTTGTTTGAAGAGGAAGTACACATACATAATTTAAAGGATGCGCTTAAATACGAATTAAAGGCGCATAGAATGTACTTTGAAGACGCGTTGAATATAAGTGTAACAGATTTAGATAAAGCCGTTTTAAACGCAATTAAAGGCAATCCTACATTGACGCAAGAAGAACTTTCAAAGTTACTAAATGTGTCGATTGAAAAGATTAAGCAGTCAGTTTTCAGATTAAAAGATAAGGGACTAGTTGAGAAAAATGCAAGGGCTTACGAGATTACAGATAAGGGGATTGAAAAAAAAAGCGAGCCGATTAAAACGACTACAATTAAAACAGTTTATAAATATGCTGTAAGAACACCAACACCACCATTAAAGGGTAATTCAAGAAAATACTGTCGCGATTTAATGGCTATGAGTAAAGATAAACACTGGACTTATGAGCAACTTGAAAAGATGGAAAACGAATTTGGAATGAATGCATTTGATTACCGCGGTGGGTGGTGGACCAACGCAAACACTGGAGAAACTACACCATACTGCCGTCACATTTGGAAAGCAATAACAATAAAAGAAACTAAATAAAATGGATGCATTATTTATAAGCCAACAATATTTAAAGGATAAATCACTTATCAATGATAACACCGATTGGGAGCTTTTACAGCCATCTATTATCATGATCCAAGATTTGTATTTACAACAAGTATTAGGCACTCCTTTGTTTGAGGACTTACAAGATAAAATAACTGATAACACGCTTTCAGTTGATGAAACTAATCTTATAAAAAAGTACATTCAAAAGATGCTACATTGGTATATTTTAATGGAGGCGACTACCATATTAAAATACAGATATACAAACAAAGGTGTAATGGTTAAGAGCTCTGAAAACTCACAACCTATCAGTGAATCAGAAATGAAAGTTGTTAAGGACGAATGGCGAAGTATTGGCGAACGTTACAGTGAACTTTTAACTAAATATTTAATCAAATATTCGTCAACTTTCCCACTTTATAATACTTATAACAGTGAGGGAATGAATCGTTCATTAACTAACTTATCAACTGGTATTTTTATTAATGATGACTACATCATTCGCAAAGTTAATCCAAGCGACAACGACCAATTAACTGATTTCGGATGGACATACTAAAATATGAGCAAAGCAAACGAAAAGAAAATAATAGAAAAATTAAAGGTTTTAAAGCCTCAAGTATATGCTGACATTAAACCAAACGATAGAAATTTTAAAAAACTTTTCTTCCAAACACAAAAGCCTAAATAGTTTCTATTTCGGT